CCTGAACAGTTTTCATGGGTCATTGATATGATTCTAAAAGGGAAAATTTTAAAAAGGCTTGTTATTCCATGTGCTGGGATTACTGAAATTGGTGAAATTAAATATTCTGATAGTGATGCTATTGGTTATGAAATAACTTTTTCAGGAGTTCCTGATGAAACAGAAACATCCCATTATGATTATATGATCAAGAAAAAAGAAGGAGAGTAATCTAGATGAAGATAACTGGTATTACAAAACAAGGATTTCATTATTCTGTAGATGATGCAGTAGG